CCCAAACGTTCATTTCCGTCAAACTATCTACCTAGTTGTACGAGTGTCTTTCCATCCTACTTGTGGAGCGGATCTTCGTCGTGAAGATTCGTCACACGTCTCAGTTGCAGCGTTCTGGGCGGCAGCTGTGGAGGGGGGTACCTTGATGCCAGTGCCGCGAGCCTTGCTGTTGCTGCTCGGGCGCTGATCACGAAGGTGCGCATTTCGTTGGCCGCGACCGCGTCCACTCCTCCCAGAGCTTTGCGGGCATCGGCCAGAGCCTGGAAGAGCTGTGGAAGCTGTTCCAGGTGCTGGTTGATCGCCTGATGAATCTTGTCCATCTTGTTTGTCCTTGATAGTAGGACCGGCAATGACTTCCCCGTCCAGAATCACAGAGAGTTTCGGGTCCGTGTTCAGGTTGGTCTGTAGCCGGGGAAGTTGGCCAACAGGGCCAGTGAAGTTGTCGAGGAGCTCAATGTGGGCAAGGAGCTCGGCGACTGAGACTCCAAGGTCTTCAGCAACGATGTTGTTCCATACATCCGAATCGTCCTGGGGCCACGAGTTGGAGAGAGCCTCCTCGTCGCGGACCCAGAATGGGATGTCGGTGAAGTCCTTGTAGTCGATGATCTTCGAAGTGCAGTTGCGCTGGTAAGCCTTGCACCAATGGCTCGTCATTGGAGTGAGCCCGTCGGTGACTAGGTATGCTTGCGTCTTCGCCCAACCGACGGTCTCAATGTCGGTGGAGCTGTCGCAGGAAGTATGCAACTTAAGCAAGGTGCGCGATGGGGTCTGCACTGATGCCGGCGATGACCAGGGATCAGCGAAAATGCGGGACAGGAAAGATACTGGTTTTCCGCAGGTTGTCCGATTCAAAATTTTGAGATCGAAACCAAGACTGGCGGCGGCGTCCATGAGTGTGGCATTGGTAACCGTGCCATCTCGCAGACCGTCGTCGCCATAGACAATGCCGATATGTTGCCAGGCTTCCGTCTTGTCCGTGTGGACCGAAAGTCTGTTTGCAAGATACGACACAAAGGCGTTGCAGATGCTGTTTCCGTCGGTGGTAAGGGCGGATCCGCTCAGCCTTGAACAGCCAGGATCGTACTTAATTCCTTTCCTGGTGACGGCTTTGGAGTTAATTTCGTTTCCGAGGAGGATGTCGAGTTCCGCGAGGTGATCCTTGTGGACCCACCGCTTGTAGGCGGCGAACTCAACATGTTCTCGCATGAAACGAAGAAACGTCCCATCGAACCGACTGTAGTCTGTCTCAACTAGTTCTTCAGAAGTTGAGGCGAGATCTTGCACTGCTTGCGCGATATTTCCAGGAGTCCTGCATGGCATGTACCATGATAAATGTTTCAGGATTGAGTCCTTGAACGCGTATGTAAAGCCAGAGAGTTTGACATTCTGGCCGTGCGGTACAGTCGAAATGTTCCGTGGGTGGTTTGCGCCGTTATAGGCTTCCTTCTTTTGGAAGGCTTTTGTCTTCATGTCTATGGTATCGTGGAATCGGTTGGCGTCGTTGCGGGCGCGCTGGAGAGGTTTCTGTTGTTGCTCCTCTACGTATGACACAGAAAAGGGGTGTCCTTCCCCTATGGTCGGGACTAGTTGCTTGACGAAGTCCCGAGCGATTCTGATCATCTTCGGAGTGATTCTCTCGCGCGTTTTGGCTTTGGCTTGCGGCACGTTGATCCGCCCCTCGATAGTAGCATGCTCGTTTGACATCGATTCACTCGGAAAGACCGCCGTCTGAGACAGCGGACCCGGTGCGTAGTCACGAGCGTACTCTTTTCCCTGCTCAGTAGGGTCGACATCGTGATTCGGTTCTGCCGATTGATAGTGACGGGCCAATTGGCCGGGCCTGTGCACTTCAACCGGGCGGATGTCCGATTCACTAACAAGGAATTGATGTATGATGGCAGCTTCCTTGTCATTGCGCTTTGATCTGCGGACGGTGTCCGAAAGATTATTGGTTTTCGAGAGGTGGTATGCGGTGCGCAGTGATTCTAGATCCTTCAAAGGCAACTGGACGCTTGCGCAGTTGCCTTCCTCACCCAAACTGATGAGTGGATCCCCATCGCCGATGTACGTGATGGCGTTCATGACAGGAGTCCCGCTTGGTTGTTGGTAGACACAGCGGCTGAGTTCGACTCCGTAGTCAGCGATGGGCAGCAGATTGTCACGACAGCGAGCAAAGGGAACAACGGAAACAATGTTCCGGTTCGGACTAAGCTCGAATTGGTCGATGGTGCACATGGTCAGTCCCTGGCCGAATGGAGCAATACCAAACTTGTCGTAAAGCTTGGCACAGAACCATCGAATGCCGGAGACTCTCATGAACACGTCGCAGAAAACTTCCCAGAGTGTGGTTCTGGGATCGCGGGTAAACACAGTGTCCTGGTTGTAGTTCCAGATCTTGTGTTTAACGTCCTTTCCGCCGTTCACTCGGTAGTGTACGGTGTTGTCCTTGATGGTGAAGAAGCCGTCGATGACGGCCCCGGACACTACTCGTGGTTGGAACGTGTAACATAGGATCGGACGGCCTAGACTGATGATCTCATGCATGTTGGTGTAGTAGTCTACGTCTGTCATGATGATGATATGACGATCCGTGAGGGCATCATTGCGGTATGCTTGTCGGAGGTCCGCAAGTCCATAGAACCTGCGAACACCCTCAAACTCCGCTTCACGTGGGGATGGTGAAATGACATAGGGCGTGTAGCCCTCCTTCACAACGATGTTGATCATGGTCTCGGTCGCGCTGTTTCTTTCTGCGGCTGCTGTTGCGTGGGAATGACCTTTGCGGACGCCGGAGCGATTGAGTTCCATTCGTTTCTGGACAAACGCTCTGACGTTACGGGCCCCTGGCAAGATGATCTTGTTCTCGCTAATGAGGCGGTGGCGCAGGTCTTCGGTGCGCTTTGCAAGCCAGTTCGAGGCACACATTTTCTGTGTTATTGCTCCGAACAGGTAGATTCCCCCACATGCCGCGGCCGTCAGGGCCACCACGCGGGGAGAAATGAAAGGGTCGGTAATGTTCGACCAGACAGTATTTGCTCTGGTATGGTACATTGTAACTTCTTCGATTGTTATCTTCGATTGTTAATGTTTCAG